GTTCTGTCAGGAGATGGAGATATGTATGTTTGTTGTTAGTCACCTACGTAGACCAGAAGGAAAAGGACATGAGGATGGAGCAGTTACTAGTTTGGGTCAGCTTCGTGGCAGTGCTTCAATTGCTCAGCTTTCTGATATTGTTCTTGGACTAGAGCGTAATGCACAAGCAGAAGATAAGATGGTACGCAACACAACACACGTGCGTGTACTGAAGAACAGGTTCAGTGGTATGACTGGACCAGCCTGTTCGTTGCTGTATAATAAAGATTCAGGGCGGTTGACGGAGATAATGGAGTGAGATGCGTTGCATGTAACAAGATGCTCAATGAATACGAGTTAACACGTAAGTTCACTGGGTCGGGGGAGTTTGTTGATTTATGTGGTAACTGTAGTAGATTTCTAATCGAAGATGATGTTACCATTGAAGGCAACTTAGACTATGCACATTTATCAGACATGGAGGAATCATACGATGTCGAAGATGGGGAACTGGATAGTTACTCAGGAGCAGAACAGGGAGATGAAGAACTATGGTAGAGAACTTACAAAGCGAGAAGAGTTGGACCTTGCCTACTACGAATATAGTGTTCTTGGATATAGAAACGGATGGTCTCCAGCCATCGGCAATACACTGCGTGGTGACGAAGAGACCAAACGAGGATCACTGTCTCCATACCTGTAGGGAGTCCCTGTTCGAGGAACTAGCTAGAGGTGGTCACGTATGCGGCCACAACTACATAGGCTTTGACGGACCCGTGCTGGAAAAGCTATGGGACATACGAGTACATTCTGATCGTGTGCTGGATACACTAGTGATGTCGAGGCTATTCCATCCAGATGTACAGGGTGGTCACAGTCTAGCTACATGGGGTGAGAAGTTACGTTTCCCCAAGGGAGATCACGATGACTGGAGTCAGTTGTCTGAGGCGATGATCCAGTACTGTATGCGTGACGTGTCAGTGACAGAGAGGTTGTATGAAACACTGTGCATGCAGCTGCAGATGTACGACTTCTCTGACACTGGTGTGTTCCTCGAGCATGCTGTTGCACACATATGCAGAGAGCAAGAAGAGAATGGGTTTGCTTTCAATCTTGCTGGTGCAAAGGAACTAGAACGTCAGCTTGAAACTAAGATGCTGGGCATTGAAGCTGCATTGCAGAATGTATTCCCACCCATCGCAGAGGAGCAGAGGTATCACAAGACAACAGGAAAACCATTGCCATTGAGGTACACCCACTTCAACGTAGGGTCACGTCAGCAGATAGCTGAAAGGCTGAAGCAGAAGGGCGCTGTATGGAAAGAGAAGACACCATCAGGTAAGGACAAGGTGGATGAGTCTACTCTCAAGAAAAACCTACACATACCTGAGGCTAAGATGGTACTGGAGTATTTGTTGTTACAGAAGCGACACTCTCAAGTACTGTCGTGGATCAAAGCAGAAAACAAAGGGAGGATACATGGTAGAGTTAAACACATCGGAGCGGTTACAGGACGCATGGCGCACTCTAGTCCTAATCTCGCGCAAGTGCCTGCGGTTTATGCAGAGTACGGCAGTGATTGTAGGAAGCTATTTGTTGTTCCTCCTGACCGTGTTCTCGTTGGGGCTGACGCATCTGGTCTGGAACTTAGGATGCTGGCTCACTACATGGACGATGAAGCGTATACGAAAGAAATCCTAGAGGGTGATATACACACGGCTAACCAACACGCCGCTGGGTTACAGACAAGGGCGCAAGCTAAGACATTCATCTATGCGTTTTTGTACGGTGCTGGAAATGCCAAGATAGGATCTGTCGTAGGTGGTAACGCAAGACAAGGAGGTGAACTCAAAGATAAGTTTCTTGAGAACACCCCTGCACTGGCGGAGCTACGGCAAGAGATTACAACGCAAGCAGAGTCTGGGTTCCTTGATGGACTGGACGGTAGGCGACTACGTGTTCGTTCTGCACATGCTGCGTTAAACACACTACTGCAGGGAGCAGGTGCCATTGTAATGAAACAGGCTGTGATACATCTGTATGAATTACTAGAGCATGTTGACTTCAAGCTAGTAGCGCAAGTCCACGATGAGTGGCAAATAGAGTGTCATCCTGATGATGCTGAGTACGTAGGCAGGTCTGCTGTACAGGCAATTATTCAGGCTGGCGAAACCTTCAACCTTAACTGCCCACTGGATGGTGAGTATCGTATCGGTAGTAACTGGGCCGAAACTCATTAGCACAATCCGTAAATGTGTGGTATAATATTAGCTGTTAAATTAACTGGAGTTAATTATGAGTGAAGCAAACGTAAACCTTAAGTGCCAACTGTACTGGCCTAACCTAACCATGAAGAACCAGCTTGCTAACAAGTACACGGTTGATCTAGCTCTCTTGTCAGACGAGGCAGTAACAGCACTCGAAGACATGGGGCTGAAGGTAAACAACAAGGGTGACGAGCGTGGTTACTACATCACATGTAAGTCAAACAACAAGTACCGTGCATTTAAACTAGACGGTGAAGAGCTACTAATCAAGGGACGTACACCTCTTGATGACGAGGACGATCCTGACATGGGTGTTATCGTTGCTAATGGTTCGGAAGCCAAGTGCCTTGTTGGGTTCTACGATTGGGAGTACATGAAGAAGAAGGGTCGTTCGCCTACCCTACGTCGCATGGTTATCTCTAACGTCGTAGAGTACGAGCCTGAGATGAATCTCGAGGAAGCCGTGTGATACTCATCGACGGTGACATGCTTGTCTATCGTGTAGGCTTTGCCTGTGACGAGGAACCAGAGAAGATAGCAATCCAAACTATGGCTAACTATATCTCTGAGATAATCTCTGATCTGTCTGAGCATTACAACGATCACAAGCTGTACCTTACTGGTAGCAGCAACTTCAGAAACGAGGTTGCTGTTTCTCAACCTTACAAAGGTAGCCGTCCAACACGTAAGCCAGTACACAAAGACTTACTCCGTGAGTACATGCTCGATGCATGGAAAGCGGAACTCTCTGACAACATGGAGGCTGATGACTGTATAGCTATCAAGTCTACTGAGTTAGAACATAAGTCTATTATCTGTTCTCTCGACAAAGACTTTTTGCAGATACCCACTAAGATATATGACTACACCAAGAAGGTCATGAAGGAAGTTGATGAACGCTCTGCTACAGAGTGGCTGTATCGTCAAGCCTTGATGGGTGATAGGGTAGACAACATCGCAGGGGTACACGGCATAGGCCCGAAGAAAGCAGAGAAAGCACTGGCTGACTGGACAACAGAGAGGGAATTGTATGAGCGGTGTCTTAAGCTATACGAAGACAATGAACTCAACGCTGATCGACTCTATGAAAGCCTTCAGCTTCTATACCTTCTTCGATCTACCGATGATCGTTATAGGATACCTGATGAAGTTTGATAGTAACCTAGAGAAGAAGTTATATGCAGAGATGAAGAGTTGTACTTATCATCCTGCACAGAAGATCAGCTACATCATACCCAAGATGTACGAACCAGACTTCTGCTACAACAGCGACGGATGGATGACGTACATAGAAGTCAAAGGCAGATTCAGAACTAGAGAGGAGGCGCGTAAATACGTAGAGGTACGTAAAGCGCTAGGTAAATATGAAGATCTTGTGTTTGTATTTCAGAATCCTAACACACCAATGCCGGGTTCAAGACGACGTAAGGACGGTAGTCGTTATCGTATGAGGGACTGGGCAGAGAAGAACGGATTCGATTGGTACACACCAAGCACTCTTCCTAAGGAGTGGTTATGACTAGGCATCTAGTAATACCTGACACGCAAGTAAAGCCTGACAGTAACTGGGATCACATGTACTGGGCAGGACGTTACGCCGCAGCAACTAAACCTGACGTTATCATTCATCTGGGGGATCACTGGGACATGCCAAGTCTCAGTAGCTATGACGTTGGGAAGAAGTCGTTCGAGGGTAGGCGTTATGTCAATGACATTGAAGCAGGTAACATGGCAATGGAAGCGTTCATGCACCCTATCCGTACCGAACAGAGGAGACTGCGGGAAGGCAAGAGACGTACATGGAAACCTCGCATGGTGTTCCTACTAGGCAACCACGAGTACAGAATAGAACGAGCTATTGAGTCTGATGCCAAGCTAGACGGCTTGATGTCATACAACGACTTTTTCCTAGACAACTGGGAGGTAGTTCCGTTCCTTGAACCTATCATCATTGACGGCATAGCCTACTGCCATTACTTCACCAGCGGTGTCATGGGTCGTCCTGTTACTACTGCAAAGTTAATGTTACAAAAGAAGTTTATGTCGTGTATCATGGGTCATGTTCAGGATAGGGATATAGCTTATGCAAGAAAAGCAGACGGAAATAGTATTACTGGTTTGTTCGCTGGCATTTTTTATACTCATTCTGAAGATTATCTAAACCCTCAAACTAATGGTAGCTGGTCGGGTATCTGGATGCTGAATGAAGTAAACAACGGATCGTTTGATGAACTACCTATTAGTATTAACTACCTCAGGAGAAAGTATGGATGACGTTCGACGAGTTGTTAGAGCACGTTGCCGAACACTACGATGAGGTAACAATCATGGAAGCACTAGAGATTACAGCAGAGGATCTGGTAGAGAGGTTTGCAGATCGTGTGCTAGAGAAAGTGTATAAGTTTAAGGAGATGGAATGAGTATTGATGACGTAACCCCAGCAGAGTGGGACAGCTTGAGAGTAGTGACTGATCCAGTAGAGAAACCAGACCACTACAACAAAGGCGCTATTGAAGCTATTGAAGGTATCAAGGCATCTATGCCACCCAACGAGTTTAATGGCTATCTGAAGGGTAACGCATTGAAGTATCTATGGCGTTACGACTACAAAGGAAAACCAGTAGAAGACTTGCGTAAGTGTCGCTGGTACATTGAAAGACTGATTAAGGAACTAATTTAATGGATGCATATCAACAATACATTCACAAGTCCCGCTATGCACGTTACCTGCCAGAGGAGCAGCGAAGGGAGACTTGGGAAGAAACAGTAAACCGATACCTAGATTACTGGTGTGATCGAGTAGAGCTTAACGAGTTCGATCAGTCAGAAATCTTTCACGCTATCCATGAGTTAGATGTAATGCCCAGCATGAGAGCATTGATGACTGCTGGTGAGGCTCTTGACCGTGACAACGTAGCTGGTTTCAACTGTAGCTACTTACCTATTGACCACCCTAAAGCGTTTGACGAAATGATGTACGTCCTTATGTGCGGCACAGGCGTAGGTTACTCTGTTGAACGACAGTACGTATCTAAACTACCAGAAGTTGCGGAGGACTTTCATGAAACCGATACAGTTATACACGTCGCTGACTCAAAGATTGGATGGGCTAAAGCTTACAGAGAACTTATTAGCTTGTTGTATTCGGGTCAGCTTCCAAAGTGGGACGTATCTGGAGTACGACCTGCAGGGGCAACCCTTAAAACCTTTGGAGGTAGAGCGTCTGGTCCGGAGCCTCTTGTTGACCTCTTTAAATTTACCACAGAGGTCTTTAGGGAGGCTGCTGGACGTAAACTTTCCTCCATCGAGTGTCACGATCTCTGCTGTAAGATTGCACAAATCGTTGTCGTCGGGGGAGTTAGGAGAAGTGCTCTCATCAGTCTCAGTAACCTCACTGACGATAGACTCCGACGAGCTAAGTCAGGCCAATGGTGGCAAGACAATCCCCAACGAGGACTAGCAAACAACAGTGCATGTTACACAGAGAAGCCAGATTTTGAGGCATTCCTAAATGAATGGAAAAGTTTATACGAGTCCCGATCAGGAGAGCGAGGTATGTTCTCTA